TTTCTTAGCATCGATTACTACTTCTTTACCGTTCTTCATAAACTTGAACTTAGCGTTCGGATTAGTTTCTGCGAATTCGATAAAATCTATTAGTTCATCTTGTGTAGAATTTTCATCATTACTATCAGTAGTTACCTCTTCAGGGCTATCTGCTTCTTGACTGCCATCTTCAAAATATTCGTCTGTTGAATCATCAACTTCTGGCTCAACGTTTCCGTCTTGTGGTGCCACAGGGCTCGAAGTTTCTGCCGATTCTTCTTGACCTGTTGCAGTCTGATTAGTAGCTCCAATTTGATTACGTAATGTGTTTTCACGCATTGCGGTCATTTTAGCAGCTATTGAGTCTAAACTTGGTACTGCGCTTGATTCAGTGGCCGCAGCTGGTGTGCTGTTAGGGCTGATTTCGTCTGTCATTTAATTTTCCTTAGTATTATGATTGGGCTTCGATATCGGAGTTACCAACCTTTGCTTTTAAGTAAACAGCTTTTTTAAGGCTATTTACAAAATTATCTATGCCAGCGAGTTCATGGCTCATCGCTATTCGCTGCGCATTGTCGTCTGGTGAATGCCCTCTAATACCAGATAGAGCATCCGCCACTTCAAATTTGTAATGATGAATGAACATCGCAAGATCCTTATTTCTCAATAAACTTTCTGCTTGACTACCATAATGGCGAAGTCGATCCTTTTGTGCAGGAGTTAGCTTGTTTATATTTGAGAGGTCTGCTGTAAGTCGAGTGTTATAAAACTCAACCGTGTTGTCATTAATCATTTCTTTTCCTAGTCTATTCTTTATTTATGCTCGGCATAACCGAGCATTATTTCGGATTAGTGTCCGTAGTCTTGTGCATGTCCACTCGCAATAGACATATAATCCAATTGCGTTTGAGCATCTTGACCTGTAATTTGTTGTTCAATCTGATTAGCTTTAACCTGATTCAACATTGCTGTACTCAAGTCTTTCTTATCTGCTGGACTTGGTTCTTTAGCTTTCATTGCTGCTTGACCTTGCTTAATCATTTCTGCAACTTCATCATCTGAAGGCAAATAACTATCACAGTCTTTAACACCAAGAACATACAATGTGTCAGCAAATGGCTTCTTAATCTTCTTGTAGATTTCAGGAGTCAATGTACCTGATTGAACCATACCTTGAGTTGTAGTATACAAATCTGTTTGGCATTTCTGAATAATTTGTAAGCGACCTAATGCGTTTTCTTCACTTTGCATACCTAAAGCTAACTCTAAGTGCAATTGCTTTCTATCGCAGAAGTTCATGTCATCCCATGCATCATAGTCTAGGAAGTCAGGCTTCTTATCTGGGTGATAGTTCTGTGCTAATTTCTTAACGCCATAATCATCACCATATTGAATCAATGTACGCCATACTAACCATAACGCTTCCTTCAAGCCTTCAGCAGCATTACGTACTGTATTGTCTTGAATGATTTGGTTAGGGCTTAATGCCAATTGTAGTTTAACGCCACTATTACCTGCACTCATTACTTCTGGGTTGAAGACATCTGTAGGGGTTGTCATACCAACCATAGCCATTGTATCTTGTTGGATACGATTCATAGCTACTTCTAAGAACTGTAAGTTGCCACTTGGAGGTGGTACTTGATAAACGTCTTTAGCTGGATCAAACTTACTGTCCAAGATAAAGATAGCTGCTTCGCCATCTTGTAACATTTCAAAGTCTAATCTGTCTGGCTTTACACCTAAACGAGGTGTAGCTGTCAATAGACCTAATTGAATCTCTGCACGTGCTGCTGATGTGTTGTATTCCTGCATTGGAATAACTGATTCAGCAATACTCATGCCATAGAAGTTACCTGGTAGTGGTTTTGGACACATGTTAGCAACTGGAATGAATTCAACTTCACGTGCTGAAATGATGTATGAACCTGAATAGATTAACTCTACAAGTTCTAATTCGCCATCACCGTCGATATCATAACGGTTCCATACTGTAACGATTGTAACTTGACGACTATCAGGATCTGCACTTGCTGCGCTTGAAACTGGAACACCCATAACTGGAACTGAGTCACGTGCGTGAATAGCTAAGTTGTTTAACACTGAACCTGCTTGATAAGCACCATTCATGTTGTATTCTGCATGAGTCTCAAATTGTTCTAAATCAATATCTGGATACAATTCCATTGCTTCTTGAATTGTCATTGGATCATAGAAACCACAGAAAGGTTGATCCTTCATCTCTGGTACTGTAGGATCACAAATCCAATAATGTTGAGCGATTGGGTGGAACTTGATATTGATTGAATATCCAGTTAATTTGTATTTTGCTGCATAGATACTGTTGCGATTGATAGCATCGTTAAGAATTGATTGTTCATCCCCAACCATTTGGCTTTGTGTGCCTTCCATGTCACCGGACATAGATTGCATTTGTTCCATTCCATCTCCGCTTGGATTATCTTTAATCTTTTGCATGAATGCATCAACAAGACCCATTGCTGCTGCTTTACGAGCTTCACCGACTAATTGCGTAACTTCAGCAGTTACTTTTTCCATATCAACGTTGATACGTCTACGTGATTGACGTAATGCAGTTAAGCCACCTTCAGCCGCTTGTTGTTCAAAAGCACGAAGTTGGTCTAGTGTTCCTTGAGTATCAACATAACGTGTGATTTGCTCACGAACAGGCTTAATCATCATCATGCCGTTTTTGTGCATGTTTGCATCCATGATCCAACGTTCTAGGATAAAGTGAGGATCATTCATTTGATTAACGACCTTCTTTACCATATCAGTTGCCTGACGTGCAGCTACTTCATCATCTTCTCCATCTGAAACGAATTCAAAATTGATTTCGCCATTTGGCATTAAACCTTTTGCAATAACAGCAGTAGCATAATCAACTACAGGCTTAACTGAAGGGTGAATATAGTCAATACCATTAACAGGAGCTGTACTGTCAGTGACAGCAAGACACAAATAATGATAATCACTAGCTCTGTTAACCGCATTTTTAGTTCCTAGATAACGTAAATAGCTTGCCATTTTTACGTCCATTAGATTCTTCATTTTGACGAAACGTTCATTAATCTTTCTATTCTGATTAATGTCGTCAACTGGGATGTTTTTGATATCCAACATTGTGGGAAGTCCTTTGTAATCTATTATTTAGTCTTTGTAGAATCTTCTTCTTTTGCTGGAGTTTCTAGTTTTTTCTCAGTTTCTTCTTCTTTGATATCTTTTTTACCGAAGATTAAGTCCCAGTTATCTCTAATTTTTGTAACGTCTTCTACTCTACGTCCACTTCCTTTACCCATGTTTTTCTCCTTATGCTGAATATGCTTTTTTCCAAGCGGGTTTATTACTGTCATCTCTTTGAATGTATCTGTCTCTTTGCGCAGCCATTCTTTGAGCAGGCGTTCTATCATCCCACGGTTCTGCAATGCCCTGAAGACATGCAAGTATTCCATAACGACAACTATCAATACAATCATCCGGATCACTGAATCTGCCCTTCTCATCAACGAAATAGTTTCTTGCTTCGCTTAAAAAGTGTGTACAATTCTCATTTACCATTAATGCGCCGGTCTCTAACATTTGTCGCATCTGATTGATACCATATGCTTTGTGGTTAGTAACTCGTCCTTGACTATCAGGTGGATTCATAATCGCTTTTTCGTAAACGTTCAATTCGTATTGTTCGAAAAGTTCACGGATACTATTACTCGACATGGTGTACCGTCCCGACGTGCTTGCATCTGCAGGTAAGACAATTGGCGTTCCATAGACTTCTGGTCTGAGAAGGTGATTGATATACTGGGTTGGCACAGCTTCTTCAATACCCTGAACAACGATTTGTCTATGTAAGTAAGCAGTCTTTTCATGTGGTTCCCAATATATTAAACTAATAACAGTCTTATCGTTAACCAAGCCCAAGTCAAGGCTGATAACTCTATGAATGTTCGGCATTCGTGTGAAATCAATCTCACCTGTCTTGTATGTGGGCCAGTTACTAAGTTGAAACACAGCACCTTTACCCATAACAGGTTTACCAGCAATACGTGCTTCACGCTCATGTGGAAGATAGTCTTTCTCTAATTGTCGTCTAGTACTATTTAACAAGAATGGTTGACCCCATGGATCATACTCAGGAACATCGTCCCAAGCTACACGAATGAACTCATAGCCCTCTTCGTGATTCCAGAACTTACTAACTAATCCGTTCAAACCTTTTAATGGTGTGAAAGAACAAAGAACTTTACCTTGCGTTGTAGCTGTACGAGTAACGATTTCTGAAAAGAAGTCGTCTGGTGGTTGTTCGTCAAAGACAGCTAAGTTTAATTTGAAACCTTGTAACTGGCGAACTTCTTGTGTATAGTTGGCAAACAATAGATAACTGTTCGCTCCTGACACATGCTTGATTTCAACACCAATACAGTTTGCACCGTCACTACGCATAGTATCAGTAATAATATTTTTTCTGGGAATCGCACCTGTACCTAAGTTCTCTTTAATTTTAATATCTTGTGTGCCTAATAATTCATTTTGAAGTACTAACGCAACTTGTGACCAACCCTCACCTGCTACCATGCAAGTGATTGGTTTATTGAATCTGTGACCTTCCCACCATTCAGGGTAAATGCCTGTTAAATGGCAAGCAGTCTCAAA